CTCGTGATGCTAGCAGCAGCGAAGTCGGGCGATGTTTGATGGTCGAAGATGGCCAAGGGGTTTAGCCATGTCCCGTCCCTTCGGGCCCGGCTTGCCCCCGCCGCCCTTGCACCCCTTCGCCACCCATGCCACAATGCCCTTGTCGCCATGCGGCCTTCGTCCGCCACCCCTAGTAACAGCAAGACTTCGCAGTGTGGAGCTAACAAAAATGACTGAACTTCGTGAAATTGCTCTCCGCCTCGCACAAGAGGCAGAGCTTTCGCGCACTATTAATGGAACTGGCGATGTGACAGAGGAGGCTGTTCTAGCCCGCGCAAGGAAATATGTCAGTTTCCTCATCGGGCAAGAAGAAGGTAAAGAGTAAGGCGAAGCCCTATGCAAATCCGCATCCGATCCTATCCGTTCACGCTGGCAGAGCCCTTCCGCGCCGGAACGGTTCTGACTCGCGGCGAGGCCCAGGCGCTGAACGCGCTACGCGCGGAGAACATCAGGAACAACGTCGCGAGGGTCGTTCACGAGGCCATCGCGGTCTTGCCAGCGGGACAGTTGCTCGCGAGCGAGACGCTGGCGCAGCTGCAGGCGAGGATTACCCAGTACGACTTGTCGTACCAGTTCCTCGAACGGCACGAGCCAAAGGCTCGCCCTGGGGCGATCGAGGCCGAGGCGCGGGTCATCGCCCAGGACGGTGTGCTCGCCCGCCGGAGGCAAGCGGGCGAGACGCTTGAGGGGCCGGAGGCTGAGGCCGAGATCGACTCCGCATCGCAGAGCGAGGCCGTGCTGGCGCTAGCGCGAGCGCGAGTTGAGGCCCGGGCACGAGTCAGCGCAAGCGCGCTGGAGGAGCTGCTTTAGCATGTCCGCGACTGCCGCCAGCGATCCGCTGCTCGCGATCTGGCTTCAAGCACTCGGGGAGCCCATCGGGCTGGTGCTTCGGACCTCCGATCGAGAGCGCGTCCGCACCGCGCTTTGGTCCGCGAGGAAGCGAAGCGGCGATAGCGATCTCGACGTGCTGGTGCTCCGCGGGAGCCCCTGGGGCGAGGACGAGTTGGTGATTTGCCGCGCAAGCGCGGTTGCGGTGAAAGAGGAGAGGAAAGATGCCACTTGACTCAACGGGTTGGAGTGAAAGCGAGGACCCGCATGTGTTCGTGCCGGGGCTTGCAGGGCTGGCGAAGCTTGCGAGGGTTCTTCGAAACCGAGAGATGTGGCCGAAGGGCCACCAGTGGTCGTATACGTGTCACGGCCAGTGCGCGATCGGCATTGCGCACCAGTTGTGGAACACGGGCATGAACACGGCGCGGATAGCAGAGGCGTTCGGGATTTACTATCAGGACGCTTATAACATCTTCGTCTTTGGCCTGAAACGGCTCCAGCCAGATGCCAAAATGAGCGACGTGACGCCGGAGCACGTCGCTAATGCTATCGACGAGTTGCTGCGATCGAAGCTCGCATGACCCGCAAGGCCCTGCTTCCGCAACGCCCCCGCCACATCCTCGTCTACGACGAGGACTGGGACTTCCTGCGAGACGCCTACGGCCCAGGCAGCGCCAAGCCAGTAGGTATCTCGCCCGCGATCCGCACGATCATCCACGCGTTCTGCCAGCGGCTGCGCCAGCGCGAGGCGGATCTGGTCGAGGGCGCGCTGCCGCGAAGCGCCGACACCGGCAATGTACTCCGCGAGACCGAGCGCGAGATTGAGCAACTCGAGGGACAGGAGCGATAAGCAAATGGACAAGTTTGAGATCGTCTGCGTTGATGCGACGACGACGGGTCGCTGCATTGCGAGCAAGCTCGAGAAAGGCCGGATCTACACCATCCGGTCGTTTCACGAGTGGAAGGGGCAACTGCGCTTGAGACTCGAGGAGATCGTGGGCTCGCCCAGGGTCGAGGCCGCCAACGGCGGGTACAAGCCGCAACGCTTCCGCCCGTGTCGCAAGACGGACATTAGCGAACTGGCCAAGCTCGTCGCGCCCTCGCTTCGCGAGAAGGAGAAAACGCTGTGACTAACATCATCCGAGTCCTTCGCCTCGTGCAATACGTTGGCGAGCGCAGCGTCGTCGAGGAACAGGTCAAGCGATCGCTCCACGGGACGATTAAGCCCATTCCGAAAAACATGACCATCACAGCGATCACGATCGGGGAGTTCCCTGAGACGTTACCGACGGATGAGGCAGCGGAGAGGTTCGGCTCGCATGTCGAGGACAAGCGATGAGTGGCGAGATCCCCACCTGCGACGCCCTTGGCGAGGCCTCCGCCAACTCGTTGTCCGAGTTGCTCTCTCGGGATCCAGAAGGCTACTCGCAGGTGGACCTCGCCCGGGTGATCGAGGCCTTTCGTGAGCAGCGAGTGAAGTGGGCGGCGGCAGAGGCCCAAGCGCCGGCGAAGCGAAGCGCGGGCGGGGCCAAGGCAGCGCTTTCGCGGGTCAGCGACAAGTCGACGGATGACCTTGGACTGTGACCCGGCGAGACATCTTCACGCTTTGTGAGTTGTTGACTGCCATCGGTCGATGTATGTCAGTGGCAGATCAGCAAAGACTCGTAAGCACAGCGAATGAGAAATTTGCCGCTCTGGCGTTCGCGTGGGATCGAGGGCAAGATAAGATGGTCGCGATACGAGCATCGACGCTGAGACAGGAGCTGACGAAGTGATCGACACCAGCGCCAACTCGTCCTTCTCTCGGGCGTTGCCAGGATTGCAACTCGCGGTCGACTCGACCTCTCTGACCGAGTTCAAGCGCTGCGCCCGCCGGTACTATTACATGATCGTGCTCGGCTACCAGTCCAAGCACGAGTCCGTCGACCTTGCCTTCGGCATCCTCGCGCACTCGACCCGCGAGCGGTATGATCACCTCCGCGCCGCGCAGCGAGGACATGAGGATGCATTGGAGGAGGCGATCGCTTGGTTGCTCAAGGCGACGTGGAAACGGGAGCTGGGTCGGCCCTGGCTGTCCGGCGACCCGGTGAAGAACAGACTGACGCTCGTGCGGACGATGGTCTGGTATCTGGACAAGTTCGAGAACGATCCGTTGAGGACGGTCATTCTCGCGGACGGGCGCCCGGCGGTAGAGCTGGCGTACGCCTTCGACCCGGGCTTCGAGCCAGCAAGTACAGGGGAGAAGTTCCTGCTGTGTGGGCACCTCGATCGCCTGGCGCAGCTCGGCGACGCCGAGGACGCCTATGTCGTAGACCTCAAGTCGACCAAGCACTCGCTCGACGCACGCTATTTCTCCCATTTCACGCCCCACACCCAGTTCTCGGGCTACATCGTCGCGAGCAAGGTGGTTTTTCACCTCCCAGTCGTCGGGTTGATCGTCGACGCGGCGCAGGTGCTGGTAAGCGGAAGCAGGTTCGAGCGGGCGCTGATCACGCGAAGTGAGGAGCAGAATGAGGAGTTCCTCCGTGGCACGAGCCAGTGGCTGAGGCTCATGGATGAGTACGCGCGGACTGGTGAGTGGCCGATGAATGAGTCGTCGTGTGGGATGTATGGTGGGTGCCAGTTCCGAGATGTTTGCGCGAAGTCGCCAGGGGCTCGCCAAGTGTGGCTCGACGCGGGGTTTCGGAAGCGAAGCTGGGATCCGCTTGCGAGAAGAGGGGATGTGTGATGCCAAATCTTTCTGACCACCAGTCAAGCGAGACAACGAAGTTGCTGCTGATCGGCGACAACGGGAGCGGGAAGTCCGGCGCGCTGGCCTCGCTAGCCTCCGCTGGGTATAACCTCCGCATTCTGGATCTCGACAACGGCCTGGACATTCTCAAGAACGTGCTGCGCGATCCGAAGGCCGGGTATGCCAGCGATTCCATCAGCCGAGTCGTTTATGAAACCCTAACGGACAAGATGAAGGCCAGCGGGGGCAAGCTCGTCCCCTCGCAAGCGACCGTCTGGCAACGAGCGATCAAGCTTCTCGACAACTGGAAGACCGAGAGTCACTCGCTCGGGCCACTCGTCTCGTGGACGCCGAAAGACGTGCTGGTGATTGACTCGCTCACCATGCTCTCCAACGCGGCGATGAACTTTGTGCTCTCGATGAACGCCAGGCTCGGGCAACAGCCGCACCAGTCGGATTGGTACGTGGGGCAGCAGATGATCGAGTCGCTTTTGCAGATGCTCTTCGACGAGAATGTCCGATGCAACGTCGTGATGAATTGTCATATCACGTTCATCGGGGAGGAGAATGGGCCGGTACGCGGATACCCGGCGTCGCTGGGCAAAGCCCTGCCGCCGAAGATTGGCAGCTATTTCAACACGATCCTCATGGCCCAGGCCGTCGGGCAGGGGGCGAATGCGAAGCAGAAGATTCTCACTCGAACCCAGGGCATGATTGGGCTTAAAACCTCTGCCCCGGGGCTTGTCGCCAGCGAGTACCCGATCGAGACCGGCCTCGCGGAGTATTTCAAGGCCATTCGCGGGGTGCCAGCAGCAGCAGCAACTGTGTCGAAGCCCGCACTCGTGGCGAAAACCCCATGAACCTCCGTGCGATCATCACCAGCATCTTAACCCGGCGCCGCGGAACGGAAGCGGAGCGCGGGAAAGCAAACGCGCAGAAATGGAGCGTCGGCAAGTCTCTCAGTGAGATATATGCTGAGAAAAGAAACTGCGAAAGTTGTATGGACTTTGATCCGAGTCCATATCATTCAGCGTATCTGGCAATATTAAACGACTCGATTAGAGTTAAAGCTCCATGACCCTGCGAGAACTCTCATTGATGCTCCTCGGCAGCTGGTTCGGCGGTGCGATTGTCGGCGGGAGTATCTGGCTGGCGTTGCCACGCGAACCCACGCACTTTGACATCATACAGTGTCCTATGGACGCTGACAGCAATTTCTCCTCGAAGAATATCTGCATTTGTTACCCGAACCCGCTCGATTAGCGAAGCTCGGCCTTTGGCCCATTTAGGGCGGACTCACTCACTTCACCATTAACTCAAGGACTCGCAAAGATGCCTGACTTTTCCAAACTCCTGCGCAAGCCCGTCGACGAGGCGAAGAAGCCGAACGCACTGCCGGCAGCGGATTACCCCGGGATCATCAAGTCGTTCGAGATCGGGGACCAGAACAAAAACAAGACGCCCTATGTCAGATTCCATGTCGCCCTCACGGGCTGGCCGGACAGCGTCAGCGAGGACGACAAAGTCCAGAACGATAAGCCCGTCGATCTCGCGAAGCGCCAGCTCCGCCGGGACTTCTACCTGACCGATGACGCTGACTGGCGACTGGCCGAGTTCCTCAAGTCCTGCGGGATCTGGACCGCGGGCAGGAATTTCGAGGAAACCGTGCCCGAGGCAGTCGGCCAGGCCGTTCTCGTGGAAGTCCAGCAATACCTCAACCAGACCAACTCCGAGATTGGGAACCAGATCGGGAAGCTCGTCGGGGCGCAGGGTAGCGAAGCTCCAGCAGCAGACAACCCGCCAGCCATTTGAGTGCACCATCGTCCGGTGGTTTGGTGGACCTAGACTGCTGGCAGGGTGGCAGCGACAGCGGACGGGACCCTATCTCGATCTTGCTGTCGCTGCCGCTTCGCGGCAGACACCAGTCACTAGCGAGGTTTATACCAATGCCTGAGAAATGTCCGAAATGTAGTGCATTCCTGACACAGCTTTGGTCAGGAGTCAAGTGCAAACGCTGTGGTTGGTGGTTTTGTTTTTAGGAAAAGAAAGGACTGCGAAGCATGCCCCGGCCACCGGCGAAGTTCCAGCTCATCCCGCTTTCCAGCATCCTCGTCGACCGTGAGTCGCGCCAACGCCGCGAGATCGACACCAAGGGCTTGCGCGAGAGCATCGCGAAGCTCGGCGTGCTGCAGCCGATTATCGTCCAGCAGCAGGCCGAGGGCGTCTTCGCCCTGATCGCCGGCGAGCGTCGGTTGCAGGCATGTATCGAGTTGCACGCAGAAGGCAAGCACATTGATTGTATCCCAGCGAGGCTCTTCGACGAGCTGTCGGAGATCGAGCGGCAGATCATCGAACTTGAGGAGAACATCAAGCGGCAGGACCTCGAGTGGCTCGATCTTGTACGATCGATGGGCCGCATTCACGCCCTATACTGCGCGCTGGACCCAGGCTGGACCCAGGGCGAGACGGCGGATGCGATTTCAGTCTCCAGCGGGATCGTCTCGATGTACCTCAAGGTCTTCGGGTATATCGAGGACCCGCGAGTGCTGGCCGCCGGAACTGTACGCGAAGCGTACAATTTGCTCGACCGCCGGGGCCAGCGCGCGGCGGGCGATGCCCTGCAAGAGATCCTCGAAACCACGAACGAGGTCATGCCGCTGCAAGCGCCGGCGGTTAGCGAGGTCGTCGGGGCGATCGCGAGCGAGGTGCTAGCCGGCGCCGGTGGTGGAGCGTTGCCCAAGCACGGACTGGTGGTACTGCCACCGCGGCACGACGACCCGGCGCAGGCGATCTTGTGCGAGTCGTTTTTGCAATGGGCACCCCACTACGCGGGGAAGAAGTTCAATATCTTGCACTGTGACTTTCCGTACGGCACCGAGGTGTTCTCCGGGCCTCAAATGTCCGGGAGTCACGACACGTACAATGACTCGTTCGGGCTGTACGTCGAGTTGCTCGACTGCCTGTGCACGAACCTGGACCGGCTGATGTCCGTCAGCGGGCATCTCGTGTTCTGGTTCTCGGATAAGCACCGGCGGTACACCGAGGATACATTCCGGGCCAAGGCCCCGAGCATCGAGTTCGTGCCATCGGCACTGATCTGGACGAAGTCCGACAACGCAGGGGTCGCCAGCGACAGCCAGCGCTTCCCGCGGCATACCTACGAGACTGCGCTCTTCGGCATCCGAGGGGGGAGGAAGCTCGTCCGCGTCGCCGCCGACGTGTACGGCGCGCCGACGGATAAGCGGTGGCATGTTAGTACGAAGCCAGAGCCGGTGCTCAAGCACTTTCTCTCGATGATCGTGGATGAAAATACTCGGCTGCTGGACCCCACTTGTGGCTCGGGCTCGAGCCTGCGCGCGGCGGAGGAACTGGGGGCGGCCAGCGTACTCGGCATGGACATCGACGAACGCACTGTTGGGCTCGCGCGGACGGCGCTGAGGAACTCGAGAATGCTTCGCAACGCCAGTCGCGAGATCGGGTGATGTCCCAAGCACGCCGATACGGCAAAGTCCATTCAACAGTGCTATGGATGAAGCTCGCGCTGTCGCAGGGAAAACGGGTGTTAATTGCCACCAGCGATATCAGGGCGACGATCGAGTTATACTCGCGGCACTTCCCTGGCGCACTGTTCACCATTGTTGATGAATGGTCGGTCGAGATCCACCCACGGCAGCAGCGAGGGCACGGCAATGCCGCATGAGGCGCTGCCTGCGTTCTCGGCCTGGGCCGGTCCGAGGGACGCCAGATGCGTGCTCGTCGGCGAGGCCTGGGGCGAGGGCGAGGCGCAGTTGCGCCGGCCCTTCGTCGGGTGGTCCGGGCGGGAGCTGTTCAAGATGCTCGGCGAGGCGATGTCGGACGTGGCGCCGGACTTGCACGCGCAGGCCGTCGAGATGTTCAAGTACGACCTTGCCTGGGTGCCGCACCGGGAGCCATGGCTGGCTGCCGCCAGCATCGCCATGACCAACGTCCTGAACCTGCGACCGCCGGGGAATAAGCTCGAGCAACTGTGCGTCGCGATGCGGGATCTTCCGGACAAAGGGAAGGGATATGACTGGCCAGCCATCGCCCGTAACGCGTATCTGCTCCCCGAGTACCTGTGCGAAACTGATCGATTGTTTGAGGAGCTGGCGCGAAGCCGACCCAACCTTGTCGTTGCGCTCGGTAATACGGCCTGTTGGGCGCTGCTGCGGGCTACAAATATCGGTGCCATTCGCGGTGCAGCTACGCTTACGCATGTTACGGTGGCAGGGAGGACATTAGATATCAAGTGCCTGCCCACGTACCACCCCGCCGGGGTGCTGCGACAATGGAACTGGCGGCCGATCGTCGTGGCAGATCTCATGAAAGCCAGCCGCGAAGCGGGCTTCCCCGAGCTGCGGAGGCCGGAGCGAGAGGTTCTCGTCAACCCGTCGATCCACGAGTTGAAAGTGTGGACGGCCGAGACGCTGATCGCCCGCGGACATGACATCAGACTGGCAGTTGACTGCGAAACCGGAGCGGGGCAGATCAAGTGCATCAGCTTCGCGCGGTCGCCGAGCGACGCGATTGTCGTCCCATTTGTTGATCTATCGCTTCGCGATGGCTCGTATTGGTCCTCGCTCAGCGACGAACTCGCGGCCTGGCAGTGTGTCCGAGCATTGCTAGAAAGCAGCATCCCGAAGGTCTTTCAAAACGGCCTGTACGACTTGCAATACATCCTGCCCCTGGGTATCCGAGTGAACTCGTGCGAACACGACACGATGCTCTTGCATCACTCGCTGTTTCCGGAGCTGCAAAAGGGACTGGGGTTCCTGGGCTCGATTTACACCAACGAGGCGAGCTGGAAGCTGATGAGACGGCGGCGCGCGGATACGGAGAAGAGGGATGAGTGATCGCGCTCTCCCTCGTGATCGCCGCCTTGAAGGCGAGAAGATCCTCGGGGTGTCAAACGAGTACGCAAGGTTCTTTCTGATCATGCTTGAGGGAGAGGGAATGTGACGCTGACATTTGACGAAGTAACCAGACAAAACGTTGCCCGCTGCGATCGCTGGCACAAAGGCGGCATGAACGATTGGTCCGTCGCCGATTGGGCGGTTGCGATGGCCGGAGAGGCTGGGGAGGTTTGCAATGCCGTCAAGAAATTGCGACGCGTCGAGGACGAGATCGCCAACATCAGCGATGCCGACCGCCAGCTTAGCACGCGCGAGGCTGCCATCAAGAAAATCGGCGAAGAAATAGCGGATACATTCCTCTATTTGAATTTGCTGGCCGTGCGGCTAGGGCTTCATCTGCCGAGCGAAGTAGTGCAGAAATTTAACGCGACCTCTGAGCGCTACGGCTTTCCAGAACGATTGCCGCAAGCAGGATAAGCCCTAGATGCCGTCCGCGTTCGACAACCCCATATCATCGCCCACAGACAAAGCACGGGAGGAGAGGAATGGCTGACCAGACTGAGTTTCATCCGATACAGATTCTTGACATCGAGCGACATCGGAGCGTACCGGCATCCGTGGCGCTCCGCGCTTACGAAGTTTATTGCCATCTCTTCGGCGCACAGCCGGCAATCGTAGACCTCAAGGGCAGGGGGTGTCGTGGCGGCTTCGGAGCCGGTGAACTGATCGCCTTTCTATATGCGCGCTCGTTCCCCAAGGAAGAATGGCGAGTGCGGTTTGACGAAGCGATCCGCACGAAGCGCGAGAACCCCCATGGCTGACCGCCTCGAACCCCGGCGCCTCCGCAACGATTGGTGGCTCGCGCCCGCGATTGCCGTTGCCGCCATGGTCATCATCTGCGCAGCGGTGTTTTCATGAGCGCGGGCGAGGAGGGGAGAGAATGGCTGACACGATGAGCGACGAGCAGCTTGCGGCCGAGATGCACATAGCGGTTGAGCTTGTGCCGAAGTTGTCCGAGAAGGCGCGCGCAGCCTATGAGAACTTGATCCGAGTCGGTCGTGAGCTGGCAGCATGGGAGGCCGGCGTTGGGCCGAAACCGGAAGGCGTCATAGTCTGTCGAGCGAAAGGGAAGTGGCATGGCTGACCGTCCGAGGAAGGCGAAGTCGCTCCCCGATGACATTCAGAAAATGTATGTCCGCGTGTGCCGTGACAGCGGGTTCCGCATGGAGACGGCGCGGGCCGCACACTTCACCGCTCAGTTGCTCGACGTTTCGGCGCTCGACGTGTGGTTTGCGCTCGGGCTCGATAACATGGAGCGGATCGCCGGTGGTACACGTGGCATCGTCCGCGTCCTAGTTACGGAGGAGTGAGAGAGCATGGCTGATATGAAACTTGACGCGCTTGATTTGCGCACCGCATCTCCGGCCGTGTGGCGCGAGGTTGAATCCCTGCGGGCGGATCTGGCCAGGGCGAAAATTCTATTGGAGCGATGGCGCTCTCTGTCTTCAGAGCCAGGGCCGGGCGAGGGACTAACTTCGACGGAAGAAGACAGTTTGCGCCGCGACGCTTGGCAAAAGATGGAGGACTCGTTGGTCGCTGACACTGATCTTATGCTCGGGGGGACTGTAGACCATGCCTGACCCTCCCCCGACCGTGACGGAGCCGACAGCGGAAGAGCTGGCGCGCTACTTCACGAAGGCCGCCGAGAAAATCGAATTGTACGGCCATCTGCTCAGCAACGAGATGTCGGCGCGTCGCCAAGCGCGGGAGATGTTCACTGCAGTAATAAATGCTTTAACCCGCCTCACCCTGGCGGAAGAGCAGCGGGACGAAGCTGACCGTGTACTATCGCTACTCGTGCCGGGAAACTTTTCAGAGCCGCGCAATCAGGCGGTAATTCGCGCTGGAGCCGAGCGCCACCGCGCCAAGGGTAAGCCCCATGCCTGACACCCCAACCCCGGCAGAGCCATCGCCCGAATGGCTGAATCTGATGGCCGGCTTGATCCGCAGCGGCTCGTTCATCGCGCGAGAGGAGCGCGAGAAGATCGCCGCCGCCCTATCCCGCCTTGCCCAGGTGGAGCAGGAGCGGGACGCGAGCGATGCCAAAACGCTGGAGGAAGCCGCCCAACTTTGCAACAGGTTAGCTGCGGCTGTAAAAGTAGGCGGAAGTTGCGGTGAGAGTCTTGGTGGATTGATTTTACGCCAAGAGATTGCGCGACAACCTTACGAGCGATGCGCCGCCGAAATCCGCCGCGCGGCAATCGAGCGCCACAAGCGCTCCCGCCAGCAGAGGGGGACGACATGAGCGGAGGCGACTGGTTAAATTCTGAACAGCGGGCTTATGTTGACGACCTCAACAAGATTCCCGCCAGCGGTCTTTGCTACTGCGGCTGGTTCCGGCTAGGCGAGTGTCCGCATTGCCCTGCGGGCATGTCGGCAGCCGACAAGATCGCGCGAGCGTGTCCGCTGTGTCGCAACGCGCCGCCTGCTGAGCAACTCGACCGTTCCATCACGCATATTATCAATTGTCCCAACGGAACGAAGCCATGACCCCGCGCCCTTCGAGCGAGGTATCCGCTGGTTTTGAGACTGATACAACCAGCGTTGCTCACGCGACCATCAGCAGGGCGCGTGAGTCTCGCGACGGTCTCCGCGCTATTCCATTGGTTCGGATAATTTTCTCGTGTACGGCCTGCGGTAGCGATGGAGAAATCCAAGTGAGATGGTCCGATCACCACGCGCTGCCGAAAAGATGGACCTCGCGCGATGTAGCAGCGACACCGACCCTGCCGCGCCGCACAGATCACATTTTTGCGTGCTCGAAACGATGTCGCGCAAAGCTGGACACGATTTATCCTCCGCCGACAGTGCCGAAGTGGTTCAGGAGTTCATGATGGCCTTTTCTTGCCCGATGAGCCGGAACGCGCACCTTTGCGGCATGTTGTGTGGCACTCCATCCCAATGCAAGCGCACGCCGGAAGGCCGCGAGCGCGAGTGGCAACGACAGGAGTTAATAAATTGTCGAGAAGCATACGCAGACAAGATGCGAGAATGGATCAAAGAAGGCCCATTTCACACAGGCTGCCCCGAGTGTGGTTGTATTATCGAGAATAGCCAAGTCGCCCGCAGGCGCCATGCCGAAAGCCACAAGCCATGACCACGCGCCCTCCGAGCGAGATATCCGCCGCGCCCACATCCGCCGCTGACATAGCCGCCTCGATTACGCCAGAACCTTCCATACGAGACCGCATCCAGCGAGCGATCCAAGCAGAACGCGACCGCCTCACCCGCGAGCTTTCCTCTGCCCGCCTCGCGCTCATCGCCCTGGAGGTCGACAAAGCCGCGGCGGAGAAAATGGCGATCGAGACCGGGAGAGAGCTTGCGGAGGCCCGGAAGGCGCTGGAGAAGGCGGAAGGGGGATTAGTGACGCTTGATGTGGCCTTTACAGCATCGGAAGGCGCCCGCGTAGCGGTGGCAACGGAGCGCGACCAAGCGATGCGGGAGCGTGATTTATTGAGGACTTGCGGGATTATTGAGGTGGCGCTCCGAAATCCGAATGTGGCGTCCTATTGCGAGCATTGGGAAGGTAGAACGGAAAAGGCCGAAGCCTCCTGCCGCGAGCACGCGGAGGCGATCGTGGCCCTGCGCGATGCTCTAGACGGGGTTATGGCGGTCGTTGCTGCTAACAATACCAAGCTAGGTTGGAACAGCATTTCAACACCAGACGAAATCGTGCAGGCGTGTGCTCTTCTGGCATTACCAGAAGGTGCCCTCGCCTCCCGTCTCTCGGCCGAGCGCGAGGCAGAGCGGGCCGTGGTGCGGGCGGCGCGTCGATGGGTAGACTCGTTGCAAGCTGCGGGAAAACGCTATGGAGTCCATTATACAGGGTCGCCAGAGTACCAGTACGTTGCGGATGCGCTCGCGGCCCTCCCCTCCTCTAAGGGGGCCATCCGCGAAGCCGAGCGCCTCGCCCTGGAGCGCGCTCGCCAGATCGCGCAGAATGTCATCGACGCTGGACGCCGCTGCGGTAGCGAGACAGGTTCAGCAGAACTTGTGCGCAATGAAATAATCCGCGCCCTCTCCCAGCCCGAGACACCAGCAGCGTCAGCGGAGGCTTCGTCATGAGTTTAGGAAATATGCAACGGCCCAGCCGACCGCGACTTGTTCGCCGCGTCAACTGGATGATCTTCCCCTGGTCAGTCAAGGTCTACGACGCCAGGATCATCATTTCCGGCAGCGATGACGCAAAGACCTCACTCGGCTCCGGCTCGTTCGAGGTCATTTTCGGTCAGTTGCATGGGCAAACACCGAGCTTCGGCGAATGCCTCGCCCTGGCGAGGGAAATTGTGGAGGGGCTCAATGCCCAAGCGGCCGGGGATGATACTGCTGGCAGTGATCGGAAAGTTTGAGGTCTGGCGGGCTGAGGCCATGCCAGTGGCACAAGCGTCGGCGGTGCATATCGTACTGGACCGCGAGACCAAAGTTTCGCTTGCGTTGCCAGCGGATCGGTCAGCGGTGAGGAAGCCGAAGCCGTGTCGAGGGTGCAAGCAGGTGATCCCGGTGGGGAAGACCGGGGTTGTGCCGGGGGAATACTGCCGGCGATGCCGGCGACAGCGGGCGAGGGCGAGGGCGAGGGCGAGTGAATGACCATTTTCAAGACGCATGAGATCACCCCGCTTACGCCGCTATCGCAAAGCGAGAATTTGCAGGTCTACTGCGGACTCGACTCGTGCGTGACGCTTGAGGTCCTCGGCGAACTCGAGCGAACGCACCAGCCGCCCGCGATCTACGCGTTCGAGCGGGCCTTGCAAGGCCCGTACCTCGAAATCATGCTCCGTGGGTTTGCTGTTGATCAGCTCGCACGGCGCCACGCGGCGGAGGGCCTTCGCCAGCGATTGGCGAAGCTCGACTCGACCTTGCAAGCAATCGCCGAGGCGGTCTGGGGCAAGATGCTGAATCCGCGTTCGCCGCAGCAGCTTCGCGACTTCTTCTACTCGACCATGAAGTTGCCAGAAGTCTGGCTCTCGCAGAAGGGCGAGAGGAAGCTCTCGACTAACCGCGAAGCGCTGGAGAAGCTCGATGTCTACCTCTACGCCAGGCCCGTTGTGGCCTGTATTCTGGCAATACGAGACGTTGCGAAGCAACTCGAAATGCTTGAGACTGAAATTGATCCCGACGGACGGTTCAGGACCAGTTACAATATCGCTGGAACGGAAACGGGGCGACCTTCCAGCAGCAGCAATGCTTATGGCACTGGTGGGAATGCTCAAAATACTATCCCAACACTTCGGTACGTCTACGTCTCCGACCCCGGGTGGAAACTCGCGGTGATTGACCTCGAGCAAGTCGAGGCCCGAGACGTGGGCTGGTTCTGCGGGACGTTGTTTAACGACTGGTCGTTTCTCGACGCGTGCGAAAGCGGGGACTTGCACACCAACAACGCCAAGAAGGTCTGGCCGGAGTTAGGCTGGCCGAACACGCCGGCGGGGGACCGAGCAATCGCGGATCAGCTCTACTACCGTGAGTCCAGCTATCGATATATCTGCAAGAGGCTCGGCCATCTGCTCGACTACATGGGCACGGCCTGGACTGCCTCGCGCGTCATGCATGTCCCCATTGGCATCGTCGAGGACTTCTACTCTCGCTACGCGACCGGCCCGAACGCCGCTTATCCGTGCATCCCGCGATATTGGCAGTGGATCGCCCAACAGTTGCAGACGCAGGGTTCGATCACGACGCCCTTCGGCCGCAAGCGGCACTTCTTTGGCCGGCCAGGGGATGACACGACGCTCCGCGAGGCGATCGCGTTTTTGCCCCAGTCAACGACGGCGGATCGCATGTCGCTGGGGATGTGGCGAGTCTGGAAGAAAATGCCCCAAATCCAACTGCTGGCCGAGACCTATGACTCGATCACGTTCCAGTATCGCGAAAGCGCGGACGAGGACGAGATCATCGCCGAGGCACTGGCGCATGTCCGAGTCGAGTTCGCTTGCGCCTCGCGCAAATACGTCGTCCCAGCCGAAGCTAAAGTCGGTTTTAATTGGGGAGATGCGTCTCCAGTAAATCCACTCGGACTTGTTAAGTGGAAACAAGGGAAGAAAGATTTACGAACAAGACAGCATGGATTGAAGAGGATGATGCAATGACACGCGGACGGAAAATGATAAATCGAGTCTGCGCTGTTCAAGACTGTAACCGGTGGGTTGAGTCGCATGGACTCTGTGCTATGCACGCGAAGAGAGCCCGAAGACACGGATCTCCAGATATAGTACTAATCCATAAGAATAAAGGATGTGAGTGTCTCATATTGTCTTGTGATAGAGCAGCATTTGCGCGAGGTTATTGTCAGCAACATTATGACTCAGTATTTAAACATGGGAGAGAATATATAATTCTAGCACCTGATGGAGCAGGGTCAATTACAAAGGACGGGTATAGAGTCCTTACAATAAATGGTAAGAAGATCCCTGAACATGTAATGCTTGCAGAGCGTGCGCTAGGTAGAAAGCTACCTGACGGTGCAGTGGTTCATCATATGAACGAAGATAAGCTGGATAACTATACTCCATTAAATTTAGTAATTTGTCCAGATCAAGCCTATCACATGCTCTTGCATAAGAGAATACGTGAATATAATGAGCGCAAGCGCGAGAACGGGTTGAAAAGGACCATGATGTCATGACGACGCCGGTTGAGAATCAAAGAACCGTCTGCGACTGGGCTACCGCGACGTTCGGGCAGAGGACAGACGAGAGCGCAACGAGGAGGATGATGCAGGAGGTCGAGGAGCTTGTTCGCTTTTACCAAGAAGGCTTCATCTTCTTTCCTGCTGATGCTGGCGCTCGGGCGAAGCTGATGAACGAGATGGCCGATGTTGTGATCACGATGTACGCCGCGGCCGCGTCCATCGGCGGGGACCTGCACGCGGAGATCGATCGCAAGATGCAGGTCAACCGCAAGCGCAAGTGGAAGCTGCATGGCGATGGCACCGGGCAGCACGTCGATGAGTAATGACAAAGTCAACCACGTGCGGCGAGCGCGGCAGACTCGCGGGCACACCTGTCACTGGCCAGGATGCTCGCTCCAAGTCCCACCTGCACTCTGGGGCTGCCGACGGCATTGGTACATGCTCCCGAGGTATCTTCGAGACAAGATCTGGCAAGAATACAGAATAGGACAAGAGGAAACGTTGGACGTGAGTGGGGGGTATATCTCCGTCGCTCGCGAGATTCAGCAATGGATCGCCGCGAACCATCCGTGATCGCTAGTGTACTCGAATGGCCACTGGACCGATGTCATCTCCGAGTTCCTCGAAATCACCGAGGGCTCGCTTTCCCCCGCGATCTTCCGCAAGTGGGCTGGGATCGCGATGGTCGCGGGGGCGCTGGAGCGTCGGGTGTGGATCTCGACGCCGAGGGGCGGGGCGGCTTTTGCCAATTTATACACGCTGCTGGTCGCGCCGCCTGGGGCTGGGAAGTTCGTGGTCGAGCGGATTCGTGAGCTGTGGACGAACACGAGAGGGGCTGGCAATGGCGCCCCGGCGTTCCACGTTGCGCCAGATTCCGTGACCAAGGCGTCGTTGATCGACACGCTGGCGAAGGCCAAGGCCATCTCGCTGCAGGCGAAACCACCGCAGACGTATCACTCGCTACTCGTCGCGAGCGAGGAGTTTAGCCTGCTGCTGCCAGCATACGACATGGAGTTCATCGGGGTGCTCAACTCGATCTACAATAATAAATCGCTGCATGAAGAGGCCCGGCGGTTCGGCCCCGCGCGAGAGGTGAGGATCGAGAACCCACAGCTAAATATCTTCGCCGCCGCGCAGCCGGGGTGGCTCGCCAGCGTTTTTCCAGAGGAAGCCTGGTCGACGGGACTTACGTCAAGGATGATTATGATCTATGCCCCAGATGTCCCGCTCGTCGACCTCTTCGACACCACTTACGGCGATACCCGTGAGCGCGAGGCCGAGCTTTCGCTCAAGCTCGGGCACTTGGCCGAACTGTGGGGCGAGGCCATCTGGGGGGCGGGTGCCGCCGAGAAATTCGGCGCGTGGCACCTGGCCGGGGGCCAGCCCGCGCCGACGCACAGCAGGCTAGCGCATTACGTCCGCCGGCGAAGCCTGCATGTACTCAAGCTCATGCTCGTGTCCGCAGTCTCGCGAAGCGGGCATCCGAGGATCGAACTGGCGGACGTGGACCGAGCCATCGGCTGGCTCCGCGAGGCCGAGGACTTGATGCCAGATGTGTTCCGGGCGATGCTGGGCAAGTCCGACTCGACCGTCGTCGAGGAGTTGCATTTCTACGCTACTGTCGTCTGGAACAAGAATGGAAGGGAGCCGCTTGCCAGTAAGATCATCTATGGGTTCCTGGCACAGCGGGTCACGAGCGACAAGATCGAGAAGATCATCGATATCGCGGATAGGTCGGGGATCTTAATGCGACTCGCGGGGTCAGATACATTTTTACCGAAGCCCAAACACGAGTGGGGGGTCCCCTCGCCATGACCAAGCTCAAAGACCAATTCGACGCGAGGATTGCGAGGCTGCAAATCGGCGAGCCGATCGCGTCAGTCTTCCGCCCGAGGTTTCATCTCCAGCACGATAAGAGCATCGGATACGCCGTCGGGACGCTGATGATCTCAACCCTCGACTCGCTTGACGACGCGACGGAGATCATCGTGCAGTTCGGAGAGGGGCTGAGTGAGGCGAAGCTAGCTTCGCTTGTGCAAAGCGACGAGACATTCTTCCACTGGATCCGAGAGACCCTCCGCAGGATGCTGCTGCACGAGCTGGACGAGTGTTTGAGGGTAGATGGGAGGTTGCTGAATGATCCGCACAAGTGAGGGCTGGGAAGGAACAAGGCGCGGCGGGCGATTTTGGCCGTGGCGACTCCACAGGCGCGTGGCGGTGCGTATGACGGGCAAGGGCGCGTTGGCAACGCATCGGCAACACGCCTACGCCCCGTTGCCACGGCGCCCTACGCCCTTGCCAATCGCCCCGTCCACCCCCTTGACAAACCCACCCCCTCGCGCCATCTTTGATCATCAAACCCACGCGGCGCCTTACG